AGTAACTCTCTTCAATCACGATGATGTGTCCACCTGTCATAAATAGTTGCGTATTCTCAAAGAACGCACAAGCAGCGACAATGTGTTGCTCATTTACAAATCCATCTTCCAAGATTTGCACAATCTCCGGTTCAATCCCAACGGATTGAAGCCACGAGTCGTTCTTTTGTTCCAGTATGATTTGCACTTTCATCATAATGTCTTATGAGTATAGGCGTGAATCTTGCGTGTGGTTGACTTGTCTCGGAATGGTTTGAGAATTAACCAGCGACCTCCGATTGGTTTTGGACTTGCACCTCTTTCAATGTGCCATCCTTTTGATCCATCTCCGTATTCTTCTTTGTACGCACTTGTCCGAATCATCAAGATGTCCCTCAACATCACCGTGTCGTGTTGAGTTAACTGCTCAACGGTGTAGGTCATCTCATAGTCCTCGTGAACATGCCCCATCCAAATCGCATCAGCTCCCTCTACATTGACGCTCATTCGGTTGTGCTGGATAGTTCCACGAGTAACCGCACCACCGCCACCAAATCCGTGCATATACTTAATCTTGAAAGATTGTGTCGTATTGCCATCGTTGAACTGGATGCGAATCCATCCACCATATCCTCCCACCTGAATATCCGAACCGGTCTTGTAATTTAACAAGGTGACAAAGCGTTCAATGATGTCCGTCTCTTGGCGTTTTAATATGGCGGTCTCGTGGTTTCCGTAGGCAACCAACTTGATGAGATGTGCGTAAGGGGTAAACCAATCAACTGCGGTGTTGATGATGGCATCAAAGTAGTTTGCGGAATTGTGTTCAGGACGAATGTCGCTCTTGGATTTTCGTGGATCGTACGCACCTTGCATCAAGCAAAACAAATCTCCGTTGATAAGTATGTCGTGATTTCCTTTGAGTGCTTCGTCAAGATGCTTCTTTAACAATTCCCGGTCACACTTGGGATTGTCCCAATGTAAATCCGAAATGAGAAGGACTTTCGTTTCCTCCCATCCCTTTTCAATTCGCACTACATTGTTTTTTTTCATATGGTGTCCAAGTGGATGTGTAATCCTATCGCCTTTTTCAAGCCCTCTGCTGAAGGTTTGAAGGTGTCAAGGTAGATAGTATCAAATGAGTTGATTCGTTTGATTAGCGTGTCTCTTACAAGTTTCTCCCTTTCCACGATTCTCTCGTGCATCTCTACATTTATCGGTCGTTCAATGCGTATCGGCTTCTCCAAATTAAGGAAAGCAAAAAACACGCTACACAGGAACAACGCAAGTATTAAATATATAAGGAGTGTTGACTTGGAAGTTGATTGCATATCCTGAAAGAATGTCGGTTTTGGCATCGTAGAAAGGTGAAGCGTTGGAAGTAACTACCAATTCAAAGTCCTCGTCATCTTGTGTGTTGTCATCAATCAAAGCAAATACATCTGCAATGATTTGTGCGGTGTCCGAAAGTACCTCAATGACATTTGATTCACTCTCAAACACACGATCCATCACCAACAATGCAAAGTTGTAGGTCATCAAGTTTCCAGTTGTTGACAAATTAAACCCATCAGGATACAACCAAACAAGCGGATAATACTCAACATTCTCAACCGTGAGATTGGACTGCTGACCAACTCCGAACTTGCCGACCATTTTATGGCTTTCGGCTGCGGTTTGAATCTTTTTGATTATTTGGTTTAGTGTCATTCTTCAGGAATTTGAGAAGCTTTGCCTCGTTGTTTTTCTGCCACTTATTTGTCCTCGTTGGGGAAGTCATAATTCCAAAAGCAATCTTGTGAAGTTGGAAGATAGATGCCACCCACAAAAGCGGTGTTCTTTGGACGGATGGTGTCAATGGTATTGCCGGGATTCAAGAATAACGGATAGTCATTTGTATTTGTACGCAAGTAATCACGCAACCTATTCGCATAATACTCCGCTTTGTCACGGTATCTGCCCTCAATCATTGTCATCTCCTCAACTGATACGGCACGAGCGTTGTCACTCTCTCTACTTGCTACGCTCTTATTCATCAGTTTGAAGGTCATTGGAAGCATTGCTTCGGTCAAGGTGTAGTATTTCAAACAAGGTGCGATGTAAGAGTCCAAAAGGGTTGTATTCAATTGAGTCAATGTTCCAGCGAATGCCTGAACTTGCAACTCGTTGTAAATGCCCGAACCGATGACATCCCTCACATAAATCTCTTGAGCTTCTTTGATTGCTGACTTCAGCAATTTATCGTCAACATTCTCATTCAAAGGGGTGTTGTCCTTCAAATAGGTTGTTGAAATGAAGTATACAAAGTTGGTCATCGTTTAATTCTCCTCAATAATTTTTGAACCCAAATGTGACGGCATTGTGGTGTGTTGACATCAAGTGTTGGATTGTGATACCAACCGCCTCTGCGTTTCCACACATCATATTCCAACTCTGCTGACATCATATTGATGTCCTCACGAGAATACACACGACCACTATTCACAACATCCGTGCAGAACTTACGAGATGTATCAATCAAAAGACCTCCGCTGATTCCCGGTGCAAGTCCGTATTGATAGCGAACCACCAATTCAGTTTGCAGATTCTTGATTTCTTCCAATCCTTTTGGGGTGGTCTCCAATCCATCCTCGTATGATTTAACCAATTCCGCTTTGGCAAGTTTAGCAATCGCATCAGCAACAACCTTTGCGTCAAGTTTGGTGATGTTTACAATGTCTCCCACCTGTAAACCTTTGTTCTCTTTCAAAACATTCAAGATGGCAGATTCAATCGCATCGGCAAACTCAAACTTCGCCTCCTCAAACTCTTCGGCTTTCTCTCCGTACTTGTTGAATACAATCAAATCACGCTCATCATCCCAACCGAATGGGTTTTGTTTTGACAAGACAACTGGTGCTGCACCTGATGGCAATGAATCTCCTCCAGCGATAGGGGCAAGACCAGCCAATTGACGCTTCTCGTTGATTGTCATATTGCTCAACACATTGTTTGCAACCAAAGGACTCAAAGCATTGATGGCATCGTTCAAAGATGATTGTTTCACTTCGCTGATTAATGGCAATCCAAGTTCTTTCCGTGCTTCTTCGTTTGTAATTACACCAGCGGTGAATAACGCTTGATAATCCAATCCAATCGGTGGCTTGTTGATGGTTTCCAATCTTACGGATGCGATAGGTTCAAGCAAGTATGAGAACACATCGTCAATCTTTTGTTGGCGTGGTTCAATGTAGGCGTGATGAAACATCTCATATGCTTCAATCAACTCCGTTCTACCACCCAACTGCCCCTCTACACGCACCCCAAACAACATTGGAGAGTTGACCTTGTGTGCAACAAATATCTCTTGTTGAACGGTCTTATTCAGCAAATCAAATTGCTTGTCAAAATCCGATGGTTGAAGGTTGGAAATAACTGACTCCTTCTCCGTAGGATCGTTGTACTGGATGATTAACCCACCGGCATTGTCCGTTCCTTGATAGTTCTCCTTGAATCGTCTTGCAGTTGCACGAGCTTCTTCAGGTGTGGGGATTCCCTTGAACAACTGGATGTGGGTTTGTGCCGTGAATCCGTTCTTGATTGAGTTCAAATAGTAATTGGAAATCTCGGTGTCAACCTCAATGTATTTCAACGCACCTACATAATCAGGTAGCGGATAAGTGCCTTCACCGGGACGATAGAACTGACAATAGTACAATTGCTTTGATTCTCTCGTGATTGGGTTGTAGGGTTGGTAAGAGATGCGTGGTTCTTTTGCGTCAGTCCAATCTTCACAATAAATATATTCACCTTCCAAACCTTTGCGAACATCCTTGAATGGGATGTGATAGTATTCGCTTGGTGCGGTCTTGGCTTTATTCCAAATAACCTCTACTGCAAACCCATTGAACAACTCTGCATCATAGGCAATCTTTGCTTTGAGTTCCTCATAGGTCTCGTAGGCGTTAATGTTCTTTAGTTTGGCTTCGGCTTTGGCGATGTCGGTGGTGTTTTGTCCGAAAACATCAGTACCAATACCAGCAATATAAGAAGATTTTGCAGAAACGATAGCATTGTGCTTGGGTGATTTGTTAAATAATTCAACGAGAAAATCGGGATAGAGATTGTCTGCTCCGAAAGTCACGAACCCCTTTGCCTTGTTCTCTTTGAAAACGGGCAGTTTGTTATCGTGAAAATTGATCCTTTGGAATATCATCACCTACAAATAGCAATCAATCCTTTTTGTTTGAGAACTTGTCTATTGATGTGAATCCAAGACAAGCAATCACAATGAACTCAACTGCACTTACCAGTTCAGGAGAAGGTACAATATCAGCTGGGGACAAACTATTATGAGCCATTGTGCCAAACAAAACAAAAGCACCGATGATGCCAACGAATCGTTTTGATGACATCTCTCCTTTGTCACCTGTGAAAATTTCTAAAATGCGTTTCATATGTCGGAAGATAGCAAAAGTGTGTATGTGAAAGAGTTTCCGTGCAACGATGCTGCCTTTTTGACAATAGCCATAAACGAATCAAAGTCCGCTGACTTCTTGAACACCTGACATCCCTCGCTCCAGTTCTCAACATAGGTTGAATCTGCACCGGCTTTGTGAATGTTGATGCCGTAGATTCCTTCAGTAATGACCTTCTCATCAAATGTCATATCCTTATTGCTATCTCGGTATACCTTGAGTGGTTTCACTTGTCTCAACGCTTCGTATTTGCCTTGATGCAGACCGATGGCGTGGCTTCCTTTATACTGACCGGGAACTAAACGAGCAACACCTTGAGCGTTGTGAAATTCTTTCACTCCCTTTGTGCCGGGATCGGTTGTCGCTGCCCATTGTTTGAACACCCATTCACCGTTCACTTTGTAGGATACGGTTAAAAGGTCATCAAATACATTGGTGACTTTGTTGCCGATGGTGCGGATGCCGATGATGTTCAGGTTGTAGTCACCATTCTCAAAGAATGCGTAACCTTTTGCCTTCATTGCTACTTTGATTTTGTCTATCATTTCCCTTGTCCTTTATATGGTTTGGAACTCTTGTGCTTGTTCTTGTGCTTGGTATGTCTGCCAAGTTTGTTTTTGGGTTTAGCCCGAAATGATGTGATGTTTACTTTTGTTGCCATAAGTACATTCTAAAATAGTCAAACTCTTCTTTACCACCTTCGGAAAGATAGTTCAAATAAGCATCATAGATCTTCCCTTTAAACTCAATCGGTGTGGTGGTGGTATCTAATCCAGCACCTACCATCTTCACGGCATACACCTCCATTTGGTCTTGAACAACTTGCATCTGTTGAACCACGGCTTCGGCTTTCTTTTCAGCATTCACCACGGCTTCTTTCAATTCTGCCTTCTCTTGCACCTTGCCTTCAACCATTTCTTCTCCTTTGGCTTTTGCCACGGAGACAACTGCCGATGCTTGACGAAGATTTGATTCAACCTTTTTCAACATTGCTTCCACCTCGTCAATCGGTGGTGTGGTAACTGCACCAACTGGAAATGCAATCTCAATGGCTGCGATAAATACACAAAACAAAATGACAAAGTACCTCATAATTTTTTGACGGTGTTGATGATGCGAAGTTCTGTGATGGCAGCAGCCAATGCGGAATCGGATTTCTTGAGAGCATATCCGAGACGGTCAATCTTCAAATCCAACGCTTCAATTTTCTTGTTGGAGTTCTCGAGTTGCTCGGTGTACGATGACTTGACATCATAGTATAAATAGCTCACACCTACCAATGCAAGGAAAGCAACCCCAGCAACGGGATTCTTTCGGAATTGATCAAACGAAATTGGAAGCGGATTTGCGGATGGTTTTTTTACGGTCATTTGATGCGATTAATTTTTTTAGCCCAATAGATAACAGCCAAAACGCCCGAAATAATACCAAGAACGCCCACGCCAAAAGTAACAAGGGGTTGATAAATTTGAGCAAAAGTGATGACCGCTGATGAACCCGTGATTGCGGTGGCAATGGCTGCGGTGGTATCATTCAGGTTTTTCACTATTTACAAATCAATTACATCAACATTGTCCAAGCCATAGATTGATTCAAGTGATTTCTCAACGGCATTCACAAGCAAGGTTTCTGCTGACATAGTTTCGTAACTAGCAACGCTCAACTCTAAGCCAGAGAATGTAGTGTTAAAATCTTCAATGCCTTGAATCGGGGCTTTGCCTTCTGCCAATGCTTGAACACTTGCAAAAACAAAGGTTGCGATTTGGGCGGGGATGATTCCGTCTTTTTGACTTTTGACATCGGCGTAACCTTCGGCGATTACTACTACTGAACCCGAGGGGATTGATAAACCGCTTGTAAGGTTTACGCTTGTATTGATAAGGATTGCTTTCATATATTTACAAAATTAAAATAAATCGTTCCAAGTGCTACCATTGTAGCATTGTAATTTGTTAGTTGTGGAATCGTAAACAACCAACCCCGCAGCAGGTGATGCGATTGCGTTCTTTTGGGTTGTTGTCATTCGGGGTGGTAGGAATCCTTTGGTGGTGCTTGTAATGTCTAAAATAGCACTTGCATTTGGGGATGTTGTGCCAACTCCAACACTACCCACCGAATCAAAAGTCATTGTAGCAATGTTTTTTGAAAAGAAAGTATTTTTTTCGGTCGCCCTATCCGATGTAATTTTAAAATAATTAGAGTTTGAGTGTTGTAAAACTAAAGATGCTTGTGCAGAAGTACCAAAACTATTTATTAAAATACCACAATCAGCATTCGCACCCCCTATAATGTTTAAATCATAAGTAATGTCTAAAATTCCATTGTTATTAATGACAACCCTTTTATCATCTCTAACTTGGAAAACAGATGTCCCCGCACTATTCTGCACCAAAAGCGATGTAGTGGCGGATGTTGAGCCACTGCCTTTGAGCAATAAAGAAGTTGCATTTCCAAATCTTGCACGCAGTGAATTGTTGTATGAAATATCCGTTCCACTTCCCCGTGAATTTATTAAAACATCAGTATCCAATGCAATCAAATAATTGCTATCCGATGGGGTTTCGCTCGCTTTGTAAAATGCTTTGAAAGTATTAAATGCCGTATAATCACGAATCAATAATCCACTTGTTGCACTTGCAATTTTTACATTACCTAAAATATCAGCAGTTTGTGTCGGATTATTTAACCCAACTCCCAACCTATTGTTGGTATCATCCCAAAACAAGTTCGCGGCATCACTTGCAAACGCACTTCCATTGCTGAACTGAATCGCACCACTCACACCGCTTGGGTTTGCCGAAATTGTAATATTGCCACTTCCCAAAAGAGATGTGTTGTTAAGCGTTTTGATATTCGTTCCACTTACAAGAGTTTCTTGAACTGCGATGTTCCCACTACCCAAAACCGATGTTGAATTGATGGTCTTGATGTTTGTGCCTGATACAAGTGTTTCTTGTTTGGTAGCAAGTGCATTTGTCACAGAACTCGGAACAGGCAAGTTCCCCAATTGAACCTTTGTAGTTGTGTTTGATGCTATGTCAACAACTGGAAAGACATCATCCGTTGTGGGGTTAGTTAATTCGGTTAATTCTGTTATTCTCTTGTTGCTCATAATTCTAAAAAGTTGCCGTCTTGAGTTCTCATAAACTCGTTGTTTGTTGTAAGTAAATAGCCAATAAAGATTTTGTCAAACCCTAAATAATCACCATCTTGAGTTGTCAAATAGTGTAAATCTTGAGTAATCAAAAAATCAAATGTATCTTGAATGATGGTCTCGTTCAATCCGGGAGTGTAACTCTTCGTAGATATTGTCGGTGTGTTTTGCTTTGCTTGGATCGTTGGCACATAACTTTTCGCACTCTGCGTGATGTTTCTTTGCTTGTTGCTTTGCTGAAAAACATAGGTTTTCAAATTAAGCGTGTAATCAACTTTCTTTGATGTGAGCGAAGGTTTGTATACCTTGCTTGTCAAAGTGCGGTTAGATTGCTTTGAAACAAGCGTAGGGACATACTCCTTTGAATCTATGAAAGCGATTCCCTCAAATCCCAAGAAAGAAGCATCTTGAGTTAACAAAGAATCCCCGCTTTGAGTGGCTAAACCGAAGAAAACATCAACGGGCGATGATGGCAATATGTTGTGTTGCTTGTTCACGCTGGTGAATAGAACACTTCAGGTTGCTCAACTAACTGACATTTTAAGATTCCAGTTTCTACAAGCTCATTTGCAAGGTCAGGATTGGTGTTGACTGCAGATGTTTGAGCATACACTTTGTATTCGTATTCCCCATTTAATAGTGTGAAGGTCGTTCCCTCAACAACGGCAAACTGATTGTATCTTTCTTTGAATGCAGAAATGTCAGCCAAGATGACATTGACAACTTGATCCGTCAGCAGATGCGTCATATTAAACAAGAAATATGGATTGGCAATCGTGACTTTTTCGGTCAGCGTTAAATACCAATTCTTTGATTCTGCTTTTTCAATTACCAACATCTCTACAAAATAGCGATGCGAATTTTATGTAACAAAAAAGGGAGAGCATTTGCCCTCCCTCTTTCTCCTATGAATCAAGAACCAATTAGATACCTAAACTGGTAACAACTGAACTCTGCAATTTGTAAGGTGCTTCCGCTTCAATCGCTG